GTTGTCCAGGTCGGGCCAGCCGATGAGCGTCTTGGCCGTCTCCTGGGAAATCATGCCCTGCTGGTACAGCTCGGACACCATCTGCTGGCGACCGGCCGGGTCATGCGGGAGCGCCGAGCTTGCGCCGACCGTGACGGAGAACATGTCGTCCTCGACGTCCGCGTCGTTCCACTTGATTTCGCGGATGAGCTTCTTGCCCGCCCACTGCACCGAGAAGTCTTTGTTCTCCGCAGCAAGCTCGCGCAGGCGCCAGACGTACTGATGCGCCAAGTCCACGAACGCCTGTTCGTAGCGCTGCGCCTTGACCAGTTGCCGGCCGGCTTTGGTGTCGTTCAGCGTCATCATCGCGATACCGCTCGAGACGCCTTGCTCGCGACGTGCGGCCGCGCTGACCTGGCTGATGCCGATCGCGTCCCAGAAGTTCTGGATGCTGTACTGGAGGAACTCTTGCTCGGTCGGAGTGAACGGCGGCGTCAGGCTCTCTTGCGGCGGAATGCTGCCGTCGAAGGCAACGGCCACAGTGGCATCGTTCAGAGCCAGGTCATCAGCTTTGACCGTGTCGCGCGGGTAGTAGATTTTTTTGCCGCTCGCGATGATGCAGCGGTACTTGAGGCGCAAGTACAGCTCGGAACAGAACTCCGCTTGGCTCGCGCCCTCATCGACAATGCCGGCGTACCAAGGCCCCTCGCGATGCGGCTCCCAGCCAATCATCACGAACGGAAAGTCCGGAGCATCCCAGTCGCCTGAGTCCACAACCGTGCCGGCGATGACGGCGCACCACTTGCCGGGCTTCTCGGTCGATTCGGGCAGGCAGTAGGCGTACTGCAGCTCGATGGTTTTCGAGTCGCGCGGCTTCGACGCAATCTGCTGGTACCACTCGTACGGCTGTGCGCCGATGATGGCTTCGCGTGCGTTCGGCCACAGCGCGAGCGCGTCAATCTCCGCGATGGGCTCGCGATGGTACAGGTTGCGCGGGTGTCGCCCTTCGGTCGGGTCGAACCAGATGTCCGGGTGCGGAATGAGCTTGTGCGCAATCCGCTTGTTCGCCATGTCGGCGACGACCTTGATGGGTGCGACACCCTGCACGGCAGTCTCGGTGCCGGCATCGGTCATCAGCGCCCAGACGTTGATCCAACGCCCCTGCCGCTGGTTGATGATGCCTTCGCAAATCCTATCGAGCTTGTAGGCTCTGCGCCGGATGGCCCAGCTCGCGCCGCTCGTCTGGAATTGTGGCTTCGGCTTCTGCGGCGCGTACACGCTCGAGACGGCCGTAGCGACCGCGGACCGAATCAGCCCGAGCCGGTCACGTTCGAAGTCCTCGCTGCCACCGTCCTGGAAAGCGCTGGCGTCATTCGCCTTGCGCCGCTCGTACAGCTCGAGATTGCGGCGGTACCTTGTTCGCCGGCCGCTCTGCTCGCGCTTGAACGCTTCGATCATGCGCGCCACGCCTTGGCCCATCTCGGACTTCGGCAGCTTGTGCCATGCCGTCCCGGTGGCACGGGTGCTCGTAATCGTGCGCTTCACCACGTGGCCCAGTATGGCACAGGTGGCACACTATTTCTTGCGCTTCATGTGCTCTTTGATGACCCGGGCGCGCTCGGCTGCCATCTGTGCCTTGTGCCACTCGGGTGTGCCATATTCCGGCTCGGTCTGCTGTGGGTCGTACCGAGGGAACATGGCCCGGACGATGTAGAGCAGGGCGTCAGCGCAGTGCCGCTGGTACCGCTCGTCCTCCTCGCCCGTCTCCGGGTCGAACTGCAACTTGCGGGTTTCGCTCAGCAATTCCTGGCACTGGCCGAAGTCGACCTTCATGCCGAGGCTTTTGATGATGCCGCCGACGTACTCCTGATACGCGCGTTTCTCGGTCTTTTCGGCCGCTTCGCAGCCCACGCCCATGCTCCGCATCTGCTCGGCGTAGCCCTTGCCTAGCGCGCCTTCGTCCACCACCACGCGCAGCCCCGCGCCGGTCTCCTGGCGCAGCCTGTCCCGGACCGCCTGGACGTGGTTCGCCAGGGCCGTCGGGATGAGCCTGGACCGCGTGTAGGCCTTCAGGACGTAGATTTCGCCCGTGCCGCGCCGGACCGCGACCAGAACGAAGGCGGTCGAGCGCTCCCCGAACCCGAGGTCGATGCCGAGCCCGTAGATGTACTCACCAGGCGGCAGACCGTACGGGTGCGAGCCATCCTTGTTCGGCGCCCAGCTGTTCTCGTGCAGGATCGGGTAGACCAGCGCGCCGGGGTCATCGACCCATTCGCCCATCCACTCCCTGAGGTAGGTAGGGTGACTGTCGCCCCAGCCGAGCTGCCTGCGCTTCTCGTCCAGCCATGCCCGCGCGTGCGGCATGCTCGTGTTGTCGAGCACCGTCGAGTGATAGGTGGACCAGCCTTGGCGCAGCCCGGTCGTGACTTCGTAGAAGTAGCCAACCGCGAGCGCAGATGGCGTGCCTGTCAGCGCGAGCGAGCCGCTCAAGTCCATCAGCGCCGGGTCAAGGCAGTCCTCCACCAGGTACTCAAGCCAGTCCGGGAACGCCTGCGCTTCATCGACCGCCGCGCGCTTGAATCGCTCGCCGCGCAGTTTCTCGGCCTGCTGCTTATCCTTGCATCCGACCAGCCACAGCGACGAGCCGTTGCGGTGTCGAACCATCAGCTGCCCGTCGCTCGTGGTCAGACGGATCGGAAGGTTGTACTCGCGCCGCATCCGCTCGAGCGCGCCATCCCAGAGGATTTGCTTGGCCTTGCTGCGACTCAGCGCGACGTAGACCGAGCGCTCGCCTGGCGTCTCCTCCATGCCGTCGAAGAACCAGCCGCCGAGACCGTGACTCTTGCCACTGCGGCGGCCAGCTCTCCAGGCCTTGCGCGTTCGCTTGTCGGTGACGAACGAGCGCTGCACGGCGTGCATGCCGTCGATGAGCGGGTGAGGCGCTCCCGATAGTGCCCTGAGCGAGTCGAGCACCTTTGACGGGAGCGAGAGCTTCACGCCGCCTTTTTGACGCTGTACCCGAGCTTCTGCAGCTGTTGGATGACCGTCTCGATGTCTGCTTCGCGCGTTTCGCCGTCGCCATCCTTCGCGCGGCGCTCTGCCTCGGCCAGTACGCCCAGCAGGCGCGCTGCGAGCTCGACGCACTTCACCATGCCGCTCGAGTCGGGCTGGCGATGCTCGATGCCGTTCTTGTCTTCGTAGTTTCGTCCCGTCTCGGCAAGGTCGTACACCTCATCGACCTTGCCGAGCAGCGAACGGCGCTTTTCCTCGAACGTGGCGAGCCCGGCCATCGCTTCGAAGCTGCCGACCGCGCGCTCGAGTGCCCCCAATCGCCGTTTCATTCTTCGATGATTGCGAGAATTTCGGCCTCGCGAACGATTCGGGTGTCCCCGAAGTCACCGCCCTTGTTGTGGCGCGGCATGGACATGTCGGCTTCCCAGGCTTGGCCCGCGAGCGCATCGACCAGGACCGTGTCGCCCGGCTGCGTCTCGTTTGCGATGAACGCTTGGTCCCGGCTGCCGTTCGCGCCGTCACGCACCTGGCGGTAATGGCCCGGGCCTGACGCAATCACCTTGGCTTTGCGGCTGCCGCGCGCACCCTGGCGCGACTGCTGCGGCAGATGCAGACCGCTCGCCGTCATCGTCTCGAGCGGTTCGAGCTGCACAATCACGTTGTCAGCGTAGGGCCTCATGCGACCTCCGCGACCATGCCTGTCGGGAAGATGAGCAGGTACTTGCGCGGCCTATCGTCGCCCTGGTCGACCGTAACGCGCACGGCGCCAGTATCGAGTACAGCCATCTTCTTGATTCGGCCGCTGATGGTCATGCCGGTCGAGAAGTGCGCGCCAACCATCAGACCCGACTCGGCCGTGGCCGTGAGCCGCACCGTTGAAGGCAGAATGAACCCGGTAATCTCGATTCCGTCAGTCTCTTTTGCAGGTGGCATCAGTCCTCCGCGAATAGGGCGCGGTAGACGCGCCGGTTGAAGTCGTAAGGGGTAACGTCGTAGCCGCCACAGAGCGCGTCCGTCATCCGGCCCATGGGGAACCTGTTGGATTCTCCTGTGTAGATAAAGTGCGATCGGTCACGCATCACAGCGGCCACGAAGATGCGTCGCTCTTTCCACCTGCTCAAGCACACGGCGGCATTCAACTCTGCAGGGCCGGCATCGGGCAGCAGCGAAGCCGCCATTGCAAGAACGTGCGGCCCCCAGTCGAGCCAGACCGAATAATCGCGCTCATGCTCGCTCCAGCGAACATCAACAATGATGTTCCCATCGGAGGGCTTTCGCGACCAACGGTCCGACCACAGATGCGTGTGCGCCACCTCAAGACGAACTCCCGCTTTCTCGGCCGCATCGATGATGTCCATGCAGTCCCGCAGATTCAGCGCCAGCGGCTTCTCAATCAGGACCGCCTTGCCCGCCGCGATTGCTTCGAGAGCAAGCTCCTTATGTCCCGCAGGGTGGGTGGCGACAATAACACCATCGACAGAATCGAGAGGAATACGACGAGACCCGCTAACAACGATATGACGTCCGCCATTCTTCTCCTGCAGGTACCGCTGGCCCTGTTTGCCCGTGCCGATGAGCCCTAGTCGCATTGCAGAATCCTCCGCAGCGTGGTGTCGAGGCTGATGCGCTGCTCCCAGCCAAGGTTCTTCAGGCGCGAGTTGTTCAGGTCGTACCGCAAGTCCGGGCGCGGCCGGTTCGGCGGGTCCTCGACCAGCTCCCACTCGAGCCGCTTGCCCATCAGCTCGGCAATGCGCGCCGCTACGTCGACGTTGGAGTAGTCGGTTTCTCCGGCGATGTTGTAGTAGCCGGTGCCTCGACCGGCGATGACTCCTCCCCGAATGAGAACTTGATGAACGGCGGAACACACGTCCTCAACATCGATATACTTTCTGGAGGAGGCGGCACCGTTGCGCGAATGGATCTGGACCACCTCTCCACGTCCCACTTTGGCGATGGTAGACGGGATGAACTTCTCGCCATCCTGGCCTGGACCGGCCACATTTGTGCAGCGAGTAACGACGATGGGCAGCCCGAAAGTGTTCGCCCAAGCCGGGCAGAGCGCTTCGGCCGCAGCTTTTGAAGCCGAGTAAGGGTTGGTCGGGTAGAACGAGTCGTACTCATCGAACGCCTTTCCGTTCGCCGCGCCGAACACCTCGTCGGTGCTGAAGTGCAGCAGCTTTTCCAAGCCATCCACGTGCCGTGCGAACTCGAGCAGGTTGGCCGTGCCGGTCACGTTGTCCGCGACGAACCCCATTGGGTCCTTGATGCTCCGGTCCACGTGCGAGCCGGCCGCCATGTGCACGATGTAGCGGTACCGGAGCGGGTTGTTCACCTTCATGGGCGCGCGCAGGTCGTGCCAAATGAAGTCGAGCCGGGACGAGTTCTCACGCCACAGCTGGGTCAGCTCGCTGCCTTCGCCGAGTCGGTCCAGCACGCTGATGTGCCAGTCCGTGTTGGCCAGCAGGTAGCGAACGAAGTGCCGACCGATAAATCCAGCGCCGCCGGTTACGAGCACGCGCTTCATTCGACTCTCCCCATCGGGTTGATGATTACGCCACTGAACCCGAGCCGCCTCAGCTTGTCCCGGATGTCGTCGAAGAAGTTCCAGGCCGCGACAACGATGGTGTCCGGTCGCCGCTCCAGCATCTCCGTCACCGACACGATCGGGATGTGGTTGCCTGGCGTCGTACGGCCAACCTTGCGCGGGTTGTCGTCGCCGACACAGTCGAACGGGAACGACTGCAGCCCGGTCGCGTAGAGCAGCGTCGTGAGTTTGGCGGGGCAGCCGTAGATGGCGACCTTTTCGCCGCGCTTCTGGAGCTTGCCAAAAGCAACCAGAAGAGCTGCCGCGCGCGCCGTAGCGAGAGCCTCTAGCCTGGAAATGTCCGGCTCGTGCTCATTACCGACGCTGCCGAACGGAAGGCGCTCGTGCATCAGGTACAGCCGTATAGAGCCACCCTGCGACTTGCTACCTTTGACGTTGTGTGCGTACAGACCATGTCGCGCGAAGAACCTCACCAGCGGGTTGAGCGAGTGGTAACTCATGTGCTCGTGGTAGATGGTGTCGAAGTGCCCATTGGCTACGACGCTGTCCAGGTAGCCCACCTCGACGATGAACACGCCGTCCGGAGCAAGCGCTTCCTTTACGGCCGCGGTGAAGCTGTGCAGGTCGTCCACGTGGGCAAACACGTTCAGGGCGATGATGCAGTCGAAGCCTATCGACCCATACCAGTCTCTGCTGGGCGGCGGCCAAGTCAGCGACCAGAGCATTCGCGCATCATCGTCCGGGCCACTCGGGTCGACACCCATGGCCACCACGCCACGCTCTCCAAGCATCTTGACCAGAGTCCCATCATTGCTCGCAATCTCCAGCACGCGGCCGCCCGGCTTTAGCGCCGCGACCTCATCGGCCAGCGCCTCCAGATGCCTCCGGAACACCGGTGACGTGCCGCTTTGGTACGGGTAGCTCGGGCCCCACAGCCGCTCCGGCTTCACTGCGATGCTGAGCTGATGGTGCTCGCAGTTGCCGCACCGGTTTACCACGAGCGGGAACAGCTCCTGGGGTTGAGTCGGCAGCGGTGGCTCATGTTCCGCCCCGTACCTGAGTCCACATGTCACGCAAATGAGGCTATCCGTGCCGTCATAGTAGGTCTGTCTCAGGCCAACGGGGCCTCCGCATTTGCGACAGGTACCACGCTGCTCCCGCAAGCCGAGCTCGTTCGCCAGCGGCGTCTCGCCCAAGTCCAGCACAGGCGACAGGTTCGAGCTGTCACAGAGCCGGCAAGTCGTGCGCTCGGTGTAGTCAAGGCCGATATGGTTGTTCACTTACCGCACCACCCTGGACTGATGCCATGCGGCTCGTGCCAGTTACCGTTGAGCTTAACGCACCGTACGCTGGTGTTACCAAACTCGCCGTTATCGGCACCACTGCGCAGACCGTAGACGGCCCAGAGCGATGCCAGGAATGCCACCAAAAGCACAAGCTGGGTCTCGGTTCTCATTCGCCCATTGCTCCCTTCAACCATCGATGCGCACCACATCCGTTTCATGTGAAACATGGTCGCGCGGGTTCTTGCTCATGCTGATGAGCACCGTGTCGACCGGGAAGAACGTCTTGTGCACGAGCAGCGGGCCCGTGTAGTACTGCTCGCTCGCCTTGAGGATGACCGGCTCGGCCGCGTACTCGCCATCGAGGTCGCGTTCCCAGTAGTGCATCTCGCCGCTCAGCACGTAGAGCACGTGCGCATCAGTCTTGTGGAAGTGCTTGGAGCGCCACGAGCCGGCCTTGCTGAAGATGAGCCCGACGCATCGGAACTCGCCGAAGCCGATGTTGGCTATCCAGCCCGCATCGTTGACGAATGCGTCATCAGGAACTCGTGCAATCTCGATACGTGTGCTTCCCATGAATGCTCCGATGCGAGCCGCTGTGCCCGCTTGCTCAAATCTTCCCGGAATTCGCCGTCTTTTAGCGCCCTAATGACGCGTTCCCGCCACCCGACCCAGTCGCCTGTCTTGACCGGGTCGAGCGGCGCGTAAACTTCTCCAAGCGCGTCGCAATCAGTGATGATGGGCGCCGCTCCAGCAGCGCACGCCTCCATTGTACTGCAACTGAAGCCCTCGCTCCACGAAAGCGTTTCGCACGGATGCAGAAACACCTCGGCCTGCGCGAGCTCGAGCTGCAACTGGTCACGCGGGATGCTGTCCACCACCGTGATGCCCCATTCCGGGCCACTCATCCGCTTCAGCGCTTCTTCGATGTAGAGCGCGCGCGTGCGGTTGCGTTCGATCGGCGGGTAGTACGGCGTGGTGTCGAATCCGCGGAGCCAGGGTTCGAGCCGGTAGAAGATTTTGAGCGTCGCGTGAGGTGCAGAGCGAATGATTGACGGCCACTGCTCAAGGACCCGGTGGAGCCCCCTGTCAGGGGATGAGCAATAAACGGCTCTTCCAGATATGCGCGATACAGCTCGGCCCACAGCTCCGCGTTCGTCACACCCGAGGAGGTTGGTCCGCCACTTTTCGGGACGCGGCGCTCCCCAGTCTCCGATTGCCTTTTGCCGGTGCGCCTCAGACGGCGAGAAATACCAGTCGACATGCTCGTCAAATCCTTCCTTGCAGAACGAAAACTCGTTCAGCCAAAACATGCAGATTCGGAGCTTCGAGCGCCACGGCCTGAGCGAGTCCGGTTCGTTGATGGAAATCACGGCATCGAACAGCTGAGAGGCGATGTAGTAGGTGGGTGGCTCCGACGGGTTGCTTACAACCTGATGCCCACGCGCCCTCAATCCCTCGACAATCCGCCTCCAGCCAATCTCACTGCCCGTGCGCGGATCGTCCCAGGTCTCCTCGGCAGACCGGAGCAGGCACATCGGGCCGTAGGTGACGGCGATTCTCATTGATAAGACTTTCCGCGCACAAGATTGTTCACGGTTTTCTGGTCAACGCCCCAGGTTCTGGCTACTTGCCGCTGCGATACCGGCAATAATTCACAGGCCTTCCGCATGAGCCAAACGTCGATGACATTCAGCGCAGCGTGTCCATGTCGCACGCCGCGCGCCTGTCGCCTCTTGGTGACCTTGTCCGACATGTTATCGGAGTTGGTGCCCAGGAAGAGATGGGATGGGCGGACGCACCTTGGGTTGTCGCACTTGTGAAGAACATGCATCCCTGCCGGGATTGGCCCATTGGAAATCTCCCAGGAAACCCTGTGCGACTTCGCGGTCTTTAGGCCAATGGCGAAGTAGCCATAGCCGTCATGGTCGGTGGATGCGGTCCAATTCCAACATTCCCCAGACGTGTCTACCTTTGACCAAAAGCGCTTCATTTTCATCCTAAGGCTTTCACCGCCTCGATGGCGAAGCTGTGCGACATGCCCTTGTCGATGCAGTCACGGAACTCGACGTTATCCGTGAACCGGACCTGGAAGCCGCATTCCTCCAGCAGCGTCCCGAGCGAACGGCTCGTGTAGCAGTGGTGGTGCCCCTCGTAGTTCTCGTTCGTGCTGTTTTCACCCGAGGCGCCAAAGAGCAGATACGCGAGCTGGTCCGCCGGCTCGGCGCTGGCATAGAAAGCAGGCTGCTCCCCCGTAAACTCGCCCAGTCCGCCGCCACCGCGTTCCGTCGAGTCATAGTAAGCAAGCGCCAGCTTTCCAAGGTCCGGCGTGGTCAGTTTGATGACCCCGTACTGCCGCAGCACGCGGCAGCACTCCTTCAGAAACCGCGGCGCCTCGGTCCGCCTGTTGAAGTGCTCGATAGCCTGCCCAACGTAGATGGCCTCGACCGAGCCATCCGGGAACGGCAGGCCATGGCGCACATCGTGCCGGCGAAAGTCGAGCTGACCAGCCTTCACCGCATCAGCCAGTCGCTGTTGCTCAGGCGGCCAGACGAATCCTTCCGGCGCGTCTCGCAAGTGCCGCAGGTAGTCCTGCTCCACGTCGCTCTGGTCGATGTTGAGCCAGCCGGGAAAGAGGTTCGTGCCGCAGCAGAGGTTGAGCTTCACTGCGCCGCCTCCGAGAATGCTGGCACCACGTCGTCTACGAGCTTACGGAGGCGCTTGTCCCAGTCGGCGGCGAGAGCGTCGAGGGACACGTTGCATGGCTCATGCACGGTGCTCTTTCGCGCCAGTCGAATTGCCCACAGTACCGCCTTCACGGGGTCTCCTTCGACGTCCCAACATCGAGCGCTGTCTGGGACCGTCTCGGCCAGCGCAGCTCGATACGGGCACACGCACCACAACCCCGCTGCCTGCGCCTCCATGGCCGTGATGCAGCTCGTCTCGCTGAACCAGGTCGGATAGAACCAGACGCCGGCGCCTAGCATTGCATCGGCCAGCTCGCGCTGGTTGACGCGACCGTGCATGACGATGCCGGGCGTCTCCGCAACGAGCCCCTTCAGCCGAGTAAGCGCAGCCCGCGAGCAGTTCGGATGCCCGTTATCACCGTTAAGCTCGAGGGAGCGTTCCCAATTCTCGAACCCGTAATACACGTGCAGCTCGGCATCGGGTACCGCCTTGCGCACGGCTGGCCACGCCTTGACCGCCTCTTCCAGACCACGGTCAGGACTGCTCGAATAAATAGCCCGGTGAGGATTGCGAGGTACGTCAGTGCGACCAAAACGAGCGGGGTCGATTCCATTGCGCGTCACCTCCACTTTGCCGGGCGGCAGCCACGGATAGGTCTGCAGAAAGAACTCACGGTGCCAATTCGACAGGCACCACACGAGGTCGTACTTCGCCGCGATGGCCGGTGTGAACTCGGGACCGACATGGACGTCATGCACCCAAAGGACGCGCGTCTTGGCGATATGCGGCAGCTCGACCGCCCAGTGTTGGCGCGAGACGATGAGGACGTCGTATGGCACATCGCTAGGAAAGCGACTGGAGTCTGTCCAAGCGACCCCGTCGAATACCTGAACCTTGCTGAGCATGCTGCAGTGACCAAAGACCGTCACCGCATGACCGAGCTTCGCCAGCCGCTTACTCATCTCCCACGCCATCGTCTCTGAACCGCCCATGCCGTTCGCTTCAAGCGTCTCGGGCGTCCACGGCTCGAGCTGATGGCCGAGGTAGAAGGCGATGCGGAGGCGCACGGAGCGGTCCCCAAGGAACAGCGGGTGCGCGTTCTTCACCTCTCGCCATTCACGGTCGCCAGGCGAGTATTCCCGCGTATGACGCTCGACCTTGGAGCGCTCCCGCTCGACCTTAAACTCACCCTTCAGGGTTGCCGCGATGACGACGCCCGCGTGTTGCGGCAGCGCGCCCAGCTGGTCGAGCTCGGCCACTTGCGCCAGGACCTTCTCGCGCTTCAGTAGGCCCAGCAGATGCCGCAGCTCCTCGGCCTTGGCATTGCCTGCCAGACCGGTCTGCGCTGACTCGATGGCTTGGTCCACTCGGCCTAGCTTGGCCAGCGCCGGAGCGAGCCATCGGTGCGCCTCGATGCGCGCCGTGGGGTCTTTCATCAACAGCGAGCCGCCCAGCTCCGGCTTGTCGCACGCAAAGCCCTGCTGCAGCATGTGTGCACCGCGGCGGTAGTTGTACTCCGGCTCGATGCCCGCCTCGGCCATCATGCAGCAGGCCTGCCCCATCAGCCAGTACGGCTCCGGCCAGCTCTTCGTTGCAACGGCCTGTAGCGCCCAATCGATGCTCGCCTGCCAGTCGCCCATCGCCAGCGTGATGCGGGCCAGATGCAGCAGACTCAGGCAGCGCTCGTCGCTCCAGCCGCTGAGCTGTGTGTGTCGGCGGAACCAGTAGCAGGCCTCACCGACCCGGCCGTTGAACATCAACTCGGCGCCCAAGTAGTGCAGCGAGCGCGCGTCCGTCTCGCCGACCTTGCGCACGTGGCCCTCCAAGATGCGCAGGTTCCGTTGCGGGTCGCGCGGCTTGCTCGAGCGGTGCAGCTGGTGCTCGACGACCAACGCATCGGTCTGCTGGTACGCCGGCGACGTCCCGGCCTTGCCCAAGAGGCCCTCATGCACCGGGCTACGCCACTCCCAGCCGGTTCGCGGATAGACCAGCCGCTCGCGCCACTGCAGCGTCACCACGCGGCCCTGTGCGTCGCGTTCGTACTCGTACGGGGCCAGCCATGCCCAAGCCTCGCCGGACGATTCCTGAGCCAGCCGGCGCAGGTTCTCAGCGCCTCGGACCACGTCGTCGCCATCAAACCAGCACACGGCGTCACCGGTTGCGAGCTCGAGCGCATAGTTTCGGGCGGCCGAGAAGTCCGCGATGCGCCCTTCCGAATCGTTGCAGCCGGTCCAAACTTCGAAGCGATCGGCGAACTCTCGCGCGATTTCGGGCGTCGAATCGGTGCTGCCCGTGTCGACAATCACCAGCTCATCGACGTGCGGTTTGATGCTTTCCAGGCAGGCTCGGAGCGTGCTCGCCTCGTCCCGGACAATCATGGTGCAGCTGATTTTCATGGGATTTCCTGCGCACGCACGCGCGATGGATGATGATTTATTGGCACGAATGTTGACCTATTAGCAATCACTTGTCCCACCAATTCTCGATGTCGTCGCGCTTTTCCTGCTGTTTCGGCTCAGGCTTGCGCGGTTTGACCGGCAGCACTTCGACGCCGCGCGGCTTGCGTTTGAGCTGCTCGACCTGGTCTGCGAGCTCGTCGCCGTACATCCGGCGAAAACTGTCGCGCTGACTCACGACGGGCCCTTTCCGGCCAGGAATTCGTCGATTGCCGACTTGAGCTCACCTGGCGCCATCACGTTGGACGGTTCTGGCCTGGGCAGGAAAAGCCGGTGGTACGGGGCCTGAACGGGCTCTTTGCCAGCACCGTATGCCGCCATGATTTCGGCGATGGTCGGCATGAATTTGCTCGTGCGGACCAGGTTCGCGACGGCCTGTTTTGCCCGCTCGTGCTCGAGCTCGCCGAGGAACATTTCGTACGCCACCACGGTGCCGTCCGGGAACCGCGCGTTCGGGTAACAGGACATCAGAATCGCAACCAATTCGGTCACTTCGGACTTGGTCATGGCAGTGCCTTTCGCTCCAAAACTCGCAGCGCATTGGCTCGAGCCACCTGCTTTTCCAGCGCATCCGCGGCGCGCCCTTCGGTCAGCCGTTGCCCAATCGCTTGCCGGCGCAGTTCGATGCTTCGCCGGAGCCAGGTCCGGAAACAGGCATCGAAATCGGACTTCGGGTTTCTGAACTCGTGGTCCCGGAACTTCGCCAACTCAGCGGTTAAATCCGCCCCGAGCTGCATGGCCAGGTTCACGTGTTCGGGCTTAGGTTCCCATGCCTCAGGCACCCGGGATACCCGCCGTGGTTTCTTTGGGCCGGCGGCGCCAGCCGCAGATTCGCCCCTCTCGGATCTCTCCTGGATTGGTAGCGGAGTGGAGTGGAGTGGATCCGGTACAGGAGCGTTACAGGGGTCTGTTACATCCGGTGGTGTAACGGCGTTACCGGTAGCGTTGCGCGCTCGGTAGTCTCGAACCCTGTTACGGGTGGCGTCTCGTTCGGCCTGTACCTGTTCCTGCGTCTTGTTCCACTTGGTGAAGTTGTGGACCACGTACCCGTTGTCTGTCGCGTCCCACAGCCCGACCTCGACCAGGCGCTCGGCGAGACGCTTGGGACTCTTGAACGGGTAGAGCATCGGCAGCACGAGCGACGGGATGAAGCCGTCTCGAGCTGCCTGCCGGTTCGCGTACATCAAGCCGCAGGCCCACAACCAGCACGCCTCGGGGCCAGCCAGGAGCTGCTTCTGGTGCTCGTTGGCACGGTCATCGAGCTTCGCCCAGCTCATCCCTGAATCCTCTGAGCAACCACGATGGCCAGCTGGTCCGTGAACTCCCGAAACGCCGGGTCATTGGCGCGCTTGCTCTCGCAGCCACGAACGCCTGATATGGCTGTGGAATGGTCCTTCGATAGTGTGCTGGCAACCTCCCCCCAGCTCCTCTTGGCCACCGTGCGCAGAAGCCAGTACGCAACCTTGCGGGCTTCCATTACCAGCTTCTCTCTGCCGCCGAAGACAACCGTCTGGGCTTCGATGCGATAGGCCGTGGCAACTAGTTCGACAATCATGTGGCCATCCGCGACGCACTTCGCGAGCGGCGCAATCGGAACGTCCAGGTACGGTTTATCCAGAACAGCATTCATGCCGCATCAACCTCCCTCACCGCAGCGATTGCATCGGACACGCTCTTGACGACGCGCACGGCGTGGCCACGTTCTGCAGCACGCGCATGCCACGCCACTTGGTCAGCACTGAGAATGCCGCTAGGCGTCTTCACCTCGAGCCACAGGACGCGGCCACGGCGGAGCAGCACAATGCGGTCCGGAGTGCCACGCGCAGCCATGTGCACGTAGTACCGGCCCATACGAGCCGTGCCGGACTGGACGCGCACGACGGGGTAGCCGAGCTTCGCGAGCGCAGACGCAATGGCGGCGGAGAGCTTGGTTTCGCTCACGACAACGCCTCCAGTACCGAATCGACGAGCGCCTTGGCTCGCACCAACTCAGACGAGACCTCTGCCAACGGAGTGTCCATCAGCTCGGACACACGCTCCAGCTTGCCCGTCACCGACCGGAGCAGGGAACGCAGGTTGGCGAGCTCGCGATCGCGGCAGGCAAGAACGTGCACCTCGTGCTCGGGATGGTTCTCCGATTCGAAGGCCAGGCAAACGCGACCAGCCTTCTCTGAGTCGATGAAGGGGTCACCGACAGGCAGCCCGCATCTTGAGCACGTACTCATCGCAAACTCCCCCTGGCCTTGAGCGCCCGGTACCAGAGCGGCTTGTTCTTCCGGTGCCGCCAGTTGCGGTACGAGCGGGAGCGCGCTCGGAGGCGGTAGACCCGCGTCGCCACCGCCGGCCAGCCCTGGACGTCGTCGAAGTCGTCGCGGGTCATGCGGACCTCGCCGGACCAAGCTTTCGCTCAGCGCGACCCGCTTGGACCTTGGCCATGAGCTCGTCGACGATCCGCTCGTCCTCCGAGTCGCGGGTCAGCGCGCGGGCGACCTCAACGATCCATGGAAGGCAATCCCCCCAAGTCTGCTGGACGCATGCGGACGGCGACGCCCGGTAGAAGCCCTTGGGTCTCCCACAGAGTGGGCAATAGAGCTCGCACTTGGCCCTCACCGCCCACCCCCGAGCCAGTAAAGCGACTGGGCGGCGTCTAGGTGCAGGTCGGGCCCGCCGCGCGGAGCGTTCGGGTCGGCGTAGTAGGTGACGCCGCGAACGGTTACGGACGGGGCTGTTGCGTTTTCGTTGCGGACGCTGCGGTCTTTAGCGTCACTTGGCGATACGCCGCGAACTTCTTCGCCTGTCGTATCTACCGGAAACCGCGTGGTTTCTTCGGTGTCCCGGGACGGAATTGAACCGCCGACACGAGGATTTTCAATCCGCATATCCACCTCCGTTGACTCATCGGGAATTGTTGAGGAATCCGCCGCGGCCGATTCACCGCGAGCGGGCAATTGTTGCGTTATTGTTGCGCCCGCCGCGGGCGGATCCTCCCAAAAATGACACGCCCGCGCGGCGCGCTCATTCTCAGTTAGCCAGTCACGGCCGCTATTGCGGCTCGCCACGCTCCCTGGATTTTCTCCGGTAGCTCGTGCCATTTCGGCATTGGTAGCCCCGCGTAGTTCTTCCACTCCACGAAGTCCCCGTATGCGTCGTAAGCCACGTGTGCTGATTCCTTCATCCTCGGCTCCTTCCGTTGTCACAATTGTCGCGTCGATCAGTCGTCCGAGCTGCTCGGCAGGCAGTTTCGCGTACACCCGGCGCGCCATCCTCCCGTCAGCGTGGCGGAGAACCTTGCCGATGTGCTCGTCGCCGACGCCAGCCTGGGACAGCCAGCTGCCATGCGTGCGGCGGAGGTCGTTGGCTGTGACGCGCGTCACACCAGCCCGCTTGCACGCCTTGGCCAGGTCCCGGACCATGTTGGAGTTGTGCCAGGGCTCAAGCGGCAGATAGGGCAGCGCGGCCGTCAGCAGGTTCCTGAATGGCTCGGCAATGGGGATGGTGGCCCGTGCCTTCTTGGTCTTGGAGCCGCGAACGTGGACCAGCCAGCGCTCGGTGTCGACGTCGCCGGGCTGGACTCGGTAGGCCTCAGAGTAGCGGCTGCCGATGGCGATGCGTAGGCAGACATCGGCGGCACGCTTCGGGGCGAGCTCGGGCAGCAGGAGCACCAGCTCCTCGGGCGTCAGGAAGCGCTCGCCGGGCTCGTAGTCATCGCTCAGCTCGGACGGGCGGAACAGCTCGGGACGGCCGTGGTAGGCGCCGGCGCGGGCGGCAAAGCGGGCCAGCGTCTGAGCGGACCGAATCTCTTTGCTGATGGTAGTCGAGCGAGCACCCTCTTCCTTGCGCTGCACGAAGTAGCGATCGAAGTTGCTGGGCCGGAGCGCGTTGTCGATGGGAGTGGCGGCCCCGAAGATGCGCACGATGTGCCCGAGCTTCTTCGCGTAGAAACTGGCAGTCGCGGCCGACTTGGTCGCGCGCTTGTGCTCGACGAACTTGACCGCCCAGTGGTTCAAGCCCGAATCCTCTTGGGCTTCGGATTGGTATTCAGGGTTGGAAGCGCGACGGCTGCGCTCGCGGTACTCGAGACGCGCCGACTCGATGTCCCGCTTGCCGCTCGACGCCTGCTTCCCCGTGATCGGGTCGGTGCGGAACCACCAGACTTTGCCGCGCTTGAAGAACCCGTCTGACATTCGCGAATCAGCCTTTCCAGAGTCTCTTCGGAGATGACGCGCTTGCCCTCGAACACGAAGCCGTGCCGCTTCATGAGCGCGTAGGCCTTGGTTCGGCCCAGCTTCGTGCGGCTCATGACGTCCGCGGCTTCGAGGAGGGTCACAGGCCGAGCGCCTCCGCCGCTTCGATGGCCTCGGACCACGACTCCTCGTTCGTCCACTCACCGTCTTCTGGGTGAGAGACACAGGCGCCGAGTAGCTCCTGTGCGGATGAACCCAGGGACCAACCGCCAATGCCGGCCAAGAATTCGTACGGCGTCCCACCTGTGCCGGTGCCGCAACGGCAAGACTCTGCTTGTGTGCGCAGTTCCCGTTCAATCGGACCCATCAGTTCCCCTTTGCCCCGCGAGGCATGTAGGCGGCTGTCGCATCGGCGCCGTGCATGCGTTCAGGTCCGAAGACAAAAAAAGAGGGAGTCATCGTTTCGCGAACTCCGCAGCGGTGATCACCGGGGCACCTTCCCGCACCTCGACCTCGAGGTTCACGGTCGCGTATTCACCAAACTCGAACCAGTCGCGCCTGCGCTCACCCAGCTCCCAACAGAGCTCCTGAAACGCATCGGGGTCCTTCACGAGCAGCTGAACCGTGAAGCTAGGAGCCACCCGTTCAGCATTGACGCCTTCCGCAGCGTGGCCACTTTCCCCGGGAACTTGACCCACCGAATCGGGTCGGCTGTTCTGCGCTGTCATGCGAGTCATCACCTTTCTGTGCGTAGTACTTGTTTCGGCCTGCACGTCAGGCGGCTGGCAACGAATCGGACCGCGCCAATACGCAATCGAGTGCGAGGAGCCCCTTGATTGCTACCGCTACGCTCGCACCGTCTGCCCGTACGGCTTCGAAATCAGTGACAAGCGCGTGGTCAGCGGCAACGGTGAGCTGACTGTCCATTGCCGCCCGCCGACGTTCTGCGAGTCGCAGCCTTGTCCCAACGGAGCCCGGTGTGTCGAGTCGAAGCGATACGAAGGTCGCCGGGTATGCTCGGTGAGGTGAGGTCACGCGGCGGGCTCCTCTGCTGGCTCATCGAACCACTGAGGCTCCGTCCCGAAGTGCTCCTTGATTCGAATCGCCAAAGCTCGCCCCGGCGAGCGCCCGTCGCCCTTCAGAATCTTGCTGAAATTGCCGGTGTCGCATTCGACAAGGGCTGCCGCCGCATTCTGGGACCGGCCCTTCGGATCTTCCGCCACCCACTCCTCTACGCGAGCGGCCAGGTGCTGTGCTCCTCGATTCATCGCACCCCAGTATTACTGTCTTGTGACAGCACTGTCAAGAGACTCCGGCTGTCTATGTTGTCAATCGTCAGCAGTTAGGCACCATCATCGGCATGGCAGCGCGAAAGAACGATTCCTCTCGCGCAGTTGCACCAGAGTGGCGGGGGTTTCCTGGACGACTGCGCTACGCGGTGAACGAACGAATTGCGGAGAGACCCGGTCTCTCACAGAACGAGATCGCCGCATCAGCAGGGGTCGATAGCGGCAATTTCAGTAAGTACATGTCTGGCGATAAAGTGGTCGGAGTGACCGCCAACACGGTCATCATGCTGGCTCGCGCGCTCGGTGTGCGCCCAGCCTGGCTGCTACTCGGCGAGGAACCGTCTGGCCTGCAGCGCCCGGCGAACGTCGCGGAGACCGCGCCGAGCTCGCAGCGCCGCACGTCGTACCGGCCCGGATAGTAGGTAAAACCACGGGCGACGGGCCGTGGCTTTTGTGTACCATGACGATTGTCCCTTGACAGCACTGTCTTGTGACAGTAGATTGGGTGGACATGGCGACCCGACTAACCCCAACCCGCGTTCGACTGCGCCTCTGCGCGACCATCGACGCTGAATTCGAAGAAGAAGAGACGCCCAGCCTCCCCGGCATCCCCGTGGTCGAGACGACCGGCGAAGACATCACGCACGTCACCCGAGCTGCCGGCCTGCGCAAGTGCCCGGCGGAGGCTTTGCCCGAGCGGCGACGGAAGGGCGGTGCGCGGTGAGGCGCCATGAGCATTTCATGGACTGGATTGCCCTCGGCTCTGAGTTGGCAGCAACCGAGTGCCGAGGGCGACCCGTTCAAGCTGACAAGTTCTACGTCATCGACGACAAGGGGCGCATTGAGGCTGGGCCATTCAACACGGACCATGAGGCGGACAGCGAAATCCTGTTCATGTCCGACACGAGCGGAACATGACCACCCTCCGCATCACCTTCCCCGTCACCCTCGAACGCGAGGACCGCAACGGGGCGTACTACGAGGTCACGCACGAACTCCGCGCTGAGGTGACGTTCCGCGGCGTGCTGGACGAACCGACCGTGACGCCACTCGAACGCGCGCACTGGCTCGATACGGTCGGGCCGGAGGGCGGCGAGGAGTGGATTGGGGCGGAAGAGCAAGCGATTGAAGCCGCTTGGCAGCAGATGCGTAGCGGCGAGAAAGGAGCGGCGTGATGGAAGGTTTGGCTCTTGTTGGTGTGTTGGTTTTCTCCATAGCCCTTTCGTTCTGCCTTAGCGCTCTGCTCGGCGTTGGCGCGTCCTGGGTCCTCGCGCACTTCGGTGTGCACGTGGCCTGGTACGTCTGCTCCGTCGCCATCTTCATCATCGGCAGCATCTTCCGGGCTGGAGGCAGCAGCAAATGACCGAACTCCAAAAACAACTCGCCGACCTGGCCCGGTTCGTCTCGGCCGCGCAGGCCAAGCTCGAACAGGGCGAGCTGCCCGAGATGTGCGACGCGCGGCTGATTCGCGGCAGTGCAAGTTTCGCCGAGCAGATGATTTGGCGCGCCCATCTCGACCTGATTCGCAGCGTTCCGGAGCGGACGCCCGAGGAGGACAAGGCGGCGCAGAGGTACCTGGACAAGGGGGCAGCGTGATGCGCGAACAGATTCTTGCCTTCATCAAGGCTAATCCTGGCTGCAAAGGAGGCAGCATCTGCCAGCATGTTGGGCGAAAGTCCTGCGACCGTGATGTCGACAAGCTCCAGCAAGAGCTGCGGCGCGCTGGGCTCATCGAATACGTCAAAGGCTTTGGGTGGAAAGCCCGCGCCGCCGAAATCAAGAAAGGCGAAGTCTGATGGACAGCCTCACCTACAAGCTGACCCCCGCGCCCCTCTGCTACGAGGTCCAGTTCGGCTACAGCTGCTGCCACAAGGTCGCGTTCGCCTCGTTCGAAATGGCGCTGGCGTTCTATCGCGGGTACCTCCGTTGCCAGGCCCCGTACCGGAAGGTGCTTGGTGACCCGTCTGGGTTTGACGACGGCCCCCGCCTCGTAAACGTCGCCAACATCGACGGCGCGCCTGATGCGGGGCTGGCCGCGCAGCACGGGCTGACCGCGGCGGAGTGGGAGGCATTGCAAGATGCCGACGCTACTTGAGCGCCAGCTTGCGGCCTCCGTCGCCGAAGTGCAGCAGCGCAAACGAGACGATATCGACGACTGGCTTGATGCCGTACCGGTGCCGCCGAAGCGGCTGAAGAGGACTAGGAAGATGTCAGAAGCGATTGCTGTTGTTGAAAACAAACCGCGTGCGATTGCCCGGGCCACCGATGACCAGGGCGTCAGTGTCGACGTGGTGGTGGCGCGCGTCGAAAAGGTCCGCGAGGTCCAAAAGCGGATCATGAAGCTCGATGTGCACTACGGGAAGGTTCCGGGCACGCAGAAGGACTGCCTGCTCAAGCCTGGCGCCGAGATTCTCGGACTCACCTTCCAACTCGGCCCCGTCTTCAAATGCGAGGACCGTTGGGACGGCGAGCACCTGGAGAGCGTCGTGACGTGCGTTCTCAACCATATCCCGACCGGGAACCAGGTGACGGCGGCTGTCGGCTCGTGCTCAACGCGCGAGAAGAAATACGCTTGGCGCAACGGCGGCCGGAAGTGCCCGAGTTGCGGCAAAGAGGGCTCTTTGCTGAAGAGCAAGGACAAGCCGGAGTGGTTCTGCTGGCGCAAAAAGGACGGATGCGGTGCGACGTTCCCGGCGAAGGACGAGCGCATTCTGTCCCAAAAAGAGGGCCGTGTCCCGAACCCGGACCTGGCCGACAACTACAACACCGTGCGCAAGATGGCCTGCAAGCGCGCCCACGTGGCCGCCATTCTCTTTGCTACCTGCGCTTCCGAAATCTTCACCCAGGACGTTGAAGACAGCGACGAGCGAGATGACGACTACGCGCCGAATATCTCTCCGCACGCCGCGCCGGACCGCGACTACGGTTCACCGCCCGGAGACGGCGGCGCGGTTGGCGAGGAGATCGCCCGCAAGCTGAACAAGGTCAAGGACGCGCTGGCTCGATGTGATAGCTACGACAAGGCGCTGGCCTTGCGCGCCATCCTCGGGACCAGGGCCGTGCAGTCAGAGCTGATGGCCCGGGCTCAGGCAGGCAAGGAAAGCGGCGACATCAGTCCTGCGCAGGGCCAGGAGATCGGCAAGCTCTGGATGCACTGCGACCGGCAAGTTGCGAAGCTCGAAAAGCAGCTGGCGACGGGACCGGAAGATGCGATTGCGGGCGATGAGACCGAGCGGGAACCCGGCGAGGAGGGCTGATGACCTACCCCTCCCACCCCTCGCCAGACGAGCTAGATCGCTTCCTGGAGCGTCTTGAAGAGCAGTCGCCCGCAGACACGCTGACCGGTCAGCGGTGCTTGCTTGGCACGGACTACGACAGGCTGGTAGCCCTCGCCCGCTCAGCATCGGAGGCGAAGGCGAGGCTCGAGGCTGCAGAGCGCGAGCTAGCTGAAGCGAAGGAGCGAATGGACGTAGTGCTGCGTGCCGGGCCAAGCACGGCGCTAGCGGTGTACGTGCACGACCGAGCGAAGCGTGCGGAACAGAAGCTCGAACGGCTCGAGTCGGCGCTGGAGTTGGCCATGTCGGCGCTCGTCACGATTGACGACACGCGAGGCCCGCCCGTTACGCAGAGACAAAGCGCAGCAGTTGACGAGCTGCGCAGAATTATCGGCGTCTGTCGGGGAGCGCTTGGGAAGCCCGGCGAGTCATGCTGCGAAACCGCTCCGTTTCACGCTGAGAATTGCCAAGACAGAAAGCCCACCAAATGACCCGCAACCTCGACGAAGAAATCGGCACCGTCACCCATGAAGAGGCACAGCAACTCGCGTTGTGTCTAATTGACAAGTGCTTCAACAACCCGGAGAAGCCCGGTCGTCGCTGGCAAGCGTCAATCCCCGTCAGCCCGCAAGACACTGACGTGCGAATGATGGCGTACATCCGGCAGCAGAAGGCGCTTGCCGAATCCCGTGGCGCCCAATCCCGCCCCGACTCCTCTGTGGGTAGCTCTGGGAGTCAGGACAGGGCGACGTGGGCCGTGAGGGTGCTGGATGCGTGGGCTGAGCGCATCGGCAAGTCGTGCGGGCCATGCCCGGATGGCGACGGGCGTTGGTTTATCCCGCTGCTCGCGTCGTGCTTTACGGCCGAGTCTCCTGATGCGTGTCGAATCAAAGCGGCCGAAGCAATCGTAGAGCTTCATCCCTCGCTCAACGTACAGCCCGAGCCGAGCGGAGATACTGGGCAAACAATGCGCGAGGTTTGGGTCGCTGAGGAGCCGAGCGGCGTCGGTTATCCGTTGCCGGTGTTCGCTTCCGAGTCACGAAACGCCGCACAGGCAAACGTCGACTGCTACCCAAGCAGGAGGCGAACCCTGACGCGCTACGTCCCCGAGAACACCGTCCCCTCCCAAGCTGCGGGCGGGTGGGTTCGGGTTGAGGATAGGTTGCCGGAGCCGTTTACGCTGGTGCAGTTCCACGTAGACGGCTGGCCGCGGTCAGACGCGCGCTTCGTCGGTCGTTGGGATGGCACCGAGTGGCGTGACGATTCGTACACCGACAGTGACGGAATGCCGGAGGTCTACCCCGCAGACAGGGTGAAACTTTGGCGAGAGCTGCCGCCAGCACCGGAGAAGCCGTGAGGCGCCACTCGGACCGCGAAGAGGCCCTGCGTTTGGCCCGCACGACGCTCATCGACACCTTACGCCTCGTAGACCAGGGCATGCTTGACGAGTCCGTGTTGGGCTGCGCCATGGCGCTCTCGTTCCTGAGTCGTGTCGCCAATGAGGAGCGCGTGCAGTCGTTGGTGCTTAGCACGCTGGAGCGCGCGGTTGAGCGCGAGCAGGCAAACCAGAGCAGCGGAGGGAAGGCGTGAGTAAACCTGAGCCGTGCAGCCCGCCTGTTCCTAAGTGCGTCTATCGCCCCATCTATCGAAGCTGCTCTCACTGCGGACGGCCGATGTTTCGCGGACAAGACCGCGCGTGTGTAAAACAAAACGACTGCCGAAAGGCCCGCAAATGACCACCACACCCAACCGCTGGTTCATCGGCAGCGACGGCTCCGCTCATCGCTACTTGGTCCCGCTCGACAAGCACGCAGAGTGGCTCGAGTGGACCAACCTCGATGAGAGCGACGAGCGTTCCTGGGACGCGCCCGCATACGCAAAGCGCATCGACGGTGGATTGTTGACGTTCACTGACCCGGAGATCGGCGGGAAGAAACCATGACCACACCCGAGCCCGGGGCACCGATAGAATTGCCTGCCGCCATCTGGGTAATCGCCGCTGCTGAGGGGCATCACGCGCATCTAGAAGAGCAGAGCGCGCGAGCCATTGCCGACCCAGATGACGCGGTCGGTTGCTTCGTGCCCAAGGCGGAGCTTGATGCTCTCCGCAAGCGCCACGATCTCTGCGGCGGCTGCGATGGGCTGAACTGTGCTCACCTGTGGCCCAGTCAGCGGAAGTGCTGTCCCGACTGCACGCACGACGGACCAGAAGCCGCAACGGCAGCGGAAGGCGAGATGGAGCCCTGGTGCGAGCGCTGTGGACACTACGAAACGGACCACCCGCGTGGTGGCAGGTGCGGAGCCGCTACCGAGGACGGATGCGACTGCCCTGGATTCAAGCCCACCGAGCCCCAACCCCCTGCCGGCTCAAAAGACTCCAGCCCATCACCGGGCGCTCCGGACGCAGACGCTGATTCTGGTGCTGCGAAGCATCGGGTGGCAGCGCCAACCCTCTCACTGGCGCCCGACAGCCCCGGTGACGGCGCTGGAGACCCTGGCGGAGGCGAGGAGCGGGTGACGGTGGAGGCGGCATTTGCGGCGATTGGCGCGCTTTCCCTGGGCACCGACAAGCGGTTGGAGTGTCTAGACGCGCTGCGGAAAGCAGTGCTCCAGCAAGAGCAATCCGAGCGCGAAGCGGCAGAGCTACAAGAACGAGTCGACGACCTGAAGGAGCAGCGCAAGGAAGCTCGCAGCGAGCGAGACGCGGCGCTGGACACGAACAACTCCCTGCGCGCCGAGGTGGCTGAGCTGAAGGCGGAGCGGGATGGGTTGCGGGAGCAGCTCCAGACGCTGCGCGACCTAGTCCAGGCGCACGGGAAGGTGGTGCGTTCGCTGCTACTGCGCGAGTGCCAAGTTGAGCGCCAGGCGGGCCTCTTGGGCAAACAGCTCGTGATGACCTCTGCCCTGGCGCTTTGGCAAAGACTGATGGATATGGAGCGCGCCCAGCAATCCCCCACCTCCGCCAAGGTCGAGCCGCCGCTCGGTGGGTTCACCATCGGGGCGCGCATCCGGAAACGCTACGAGACTGACAAGCATGGGCAGTTTGCCAAGGTGACGGGCTTTCGCCCGGACGGCTGTGTAGAGTTCATCGACGACATCGGGCGCACTGGGTTCGATGAACCGAACGACCTTGAGTTGGCCGACTACGCGCCAGCAGCCAGTCCAGGCAGAGACAGGCCGGTGATGGTGGGCGAGCTAGTGTCAGCGTTGCATTGGATCCATCAAAGCAGCCGCAGTGAGCGTATTGAGACACGCCTGGGCGGCCTGTTGTTCAAGCTCCTGGCTGACGAGCTGGAAAGCAAGGCGGGCAAGTGAGCGCCTTCTGTGAAAAGTGCCTGGGCCAGTTCCTGCGCGACTCCGAGGTGGCGCACTTGAACGACCGCATTGCCGCCCTGGAAGCCGAGCTGGCCGATGTGCGGACGCTAACGACGTGGCGCAGGAAGGCTCCGATGATTCGCCAGTGGGTTCTGGGTAGTCGCTTCGGCGAGGTCTATTGCCGGTTGCAGTCGCAAGGGAGCGATGTGGCTCCTCCGTTTTACGGCTCAGATGAGGTCGATGCGATGAAAAAAGCCGCCGCCTGGGTGCGGGAGAATGGCGGTGGGAAGTGAGCGAACGCAAAGCGATCCTGCGAGGCTGCTCGGGCGAGAGCACCGAGACTGCGCTGGAAGAAGACGGCATCGGTTTGCGCATCGGTCAGATCGTCTACGTCATCAGCAAGCCCGACACTGTCGTCGAGGTCGCAGAGAAGCCTGGGCAAAACGCCGGTTGGATGGTGCTGGAGCGTGATCTGCAATACCTACTGCACGACCACCAGGACCTTCATGACTGCCCAGTATGCGACGGCTCACCGAAACCTCAGCCAAGCCAGGAAAGCGGCCAGGGCGAGGAGGGCGAGACCGAGTAGCGTCCATGGTGGCGCCTTGGCCTTGATGCCCTCCTTGCCTACCGTGACCTCGCTGATTTCGTTCTCGTCCGTGTAGCTCGGAAGCTGAGAGCGGCGCACGGCGGCGATGGCGTTCGCCGTGCCCTTTCGGTGCTGTTCCGCTTGCTCCTGTGCCTTGCGCGACTTCTCCTCAATACGATCGGCGCGTGCTACCTGCTCGTCAACGGTGCCGTTAGCCACCGTTGGCAACCTTGAGCTTTTCACGTACCTCACTGTGCAGGCTCCGTGTCACGTCCCGAAGCGTCCGGGTTTCGTTGATGTAGTTCTGCATGATGGCGATGTTGTCATCCAGCTTGCCGTCCATCGCCACGAACCCCTCTTGGATGCTCTTGAGGCTCTTGGACTGCTCGTCAGCGTGGCGCGCGGCGTCGGCCAGGTGGCCCTCTACCGCAACGAACCGCAGCTCCATTGCCGCTAGCCGGTTGTCGAACGCCTCCAGGGCTTGCGCGATTGCTTCGATAGGGTCGCTCATGGCTTCTCCGGCTCGTCTTGAATCCCCGGCACGCTGTACTTCTGGCCGCGAAGGAACCCGGCTTCCGGCAGCGGCTCTTCAGGCGGCGGAGCGGGCTCGGTATCGGGCACCTGAGCCAGGAGCGGCTCGATGCTGTAGAACACGACCTGGTCCTTTCGGAAGCGCTGCTCCGACACGCCAGGGGTGTTGCCGCCGACGCCGTGAATCCAGCCGTTGCCGTCCTCATAGGCGTAGAGGAAGTGGTGCTGGAACGGCTGGGCGCGATAGCCGATGTCGCCCCGGGAAGGGGTCTTGGTGATGTGCAGCTTGGCCGGGCCGAGGAATCCTAGCCCGTCGTGCCAAAACACGTCCTGCGCCAGGCCGGCTTGCTTGAGGCACCACAGGGAGAAGCAGCCGCACCACTCCTTTGTCTTGGCGTAGAGGTGCACCTGCGCGTCGGTCCACTCGGGCGGGAGCACGGAGCGCCAGTACGCTTCGACCTTGAGCGAGCCTTTCGACTGCGGGCCTATCTCGGCCTGGGCGATTTCGAGAATCCGATCGCGAGTGGTCACCGTGACCTCCGCGGCTTGATGCGCCAAGAACTGAAGCCCTTCGGCCGAACCGTCTCTCGCGGCGGCGGGAAGTCAAACTGACCGAAGTGCTGGTTTCCCAAGTACTGGTTACCCAGGTAGTACTGCTGTTGCAGTTGCGCCTGCCGGTTCCAGAACTGGGGGCCAACGCATTGGTTCCAGCCGCCACAACCGCAGTGGCAAGGCGTATCGCCTCCGATGTTCACGGCGCCTCTCCCGCGCACCACTTGCGCTGCTCATCGGTCAACTTGACCCGCTTCACGGCGGCCAGCCCGCAGCCGAGTCGGCCGGCGTCGATTGCGGTCCGGACTGTCGCGGCTTCGCGCTCCGGGCCTGTCGTTGCACAACCCCAAGAAGCCAGCAGCAGAATAACCAGCGCATGTTTCATCGGTCCTCAATATGTGGTGAGCGTGTTCATCAGGCTAGAAATGCCCGTTGAGAGCGCGCCGCCGGCCAGCGTGTAAGACCCCGTCGCGTTCAAGTGCCGGTCGTCAACGTAGTAAGCGGCATTGTAGGCTCGTCCAAGCGCCGTGAAGTAGTCGACGTACTGGATGGTGCGGCCCGGATTAGCCGCCTGCAGCGCCGTTACGATGGCCGGGATGCCATCGGCGAAGTCGGCGAATTGTGGCGGGTCGCTCAGGAATGGCGCGGGGGAACAAATCACGAGCGCGCAGTCGACGTTACCGCCGGACGCAATCTTCTCCTTGTCCAGCACAGCTTGCGCGCACGTCTGCAGCTTCGGAAGCGCCACCGCCGCCGTCTCGCCGGCAATCAGGTTGGCCGCTCCGATGCACAGAATGGCCAAGTTTACCCATCCGGCCCCCGTCATCGTGCCGGCCGAACCAAGTTCGGCATTCACGGCGGTCGTGCAGTTTTCGATCGTGTTGCCGCTGACCCCACTGTGGGAGTTGTCGCGCCACGTGCCGTTGCCGGCAGAACCGAGAGCACGGGTCGGGTAGTCCGCGCCCGTATACTGGTCGAAGTCATCAAACAGCCGCTTGCGAAACCCGGCGTAGTTGTACGAGACGTCGTGGCGCGTCTGCGAGTCGCCGATGAAGTTGTACCGCAGCAACTTTCGACCGTTGTAAATCTGCGGGATGAACGCCTTGAGGTACCCCCGCAGGGTTGCTCTGTTGCTCGGTACGCCTTCCTTCAAGGCATAGAAGGCGACGGACGATGACGCGAGAGCTGTTCCCGTGCTCGTCCCAAAGAGGCCAAAAGCAGAGGAGTTGAAGTTGCCGACGTCGATGCCGCCCAGGTCGCCGCTGACGTCGAAGCGGCAGTACGACGTTGTCGTGCCGTCGTACCACTCCTCGATAATGTACCACTTCTCAGCGCCCATCTCGAGGTGCGGCCCAAGCGTTGTGCCGTTGAAGACGTTCCAACGCGACGGGACTGATGCGCCAACAAGACCCGTTCGCGACGTGGACGAGCCCTGGGTATGGAATGTGCGCGCCGCGGCCCAGCTGTTCATTCGCGCAACGGCGATGCGATAGAACGGCGTTGTCAGCGGCGCCGGCGGATTGTAGGCGTTGGTCATGTAATACGCCGCCGCGTCGCCAGTCAGAATCCGGCGACTGATGCGCGTGTCCACCGCCGTAGTCGGCTCGTTCGTTGATACCGCCGTGGCCCAGTTGATGCCGCCCTGTTGGCTGGCCCACGTGGCAGCTCTGCCTGAGACAGTGGTCTCGCCGACACCCAGATCGCCGACGCTCAAAATCTTCCATGTATCAGCGGCGGTGAATTGGCTGATGAGCGTCGTCGGGGAGACGGCCCCACCAGACGAGGCCAACGCCGGACCGGCTGGCAACAGCCTGCTCCCGCCCAGCAGACGCCTCTCATGTGTCCCGCCGCGTCGCATCAGAACCCCTTGGGGCGCAGCTGGCCAATGCCCTGCGTTTCGTCCACGCTGCTGCGGTACATGCGCATAAACGCGGTCGCGACGCCGCTGAGCGGAAGCTTGGCGTGCACGATGATGCCTGATGCGTACTGGACGTTGGTCGCGTACCCGGTCCCGAGCTCCCGGCCGCCCAAGATGCGCATCGGCAGCTGCTGACCGTCCGGGATGGGGAAACAGATGGCGTTGCCAACGCCCTGCGCCTGCTCGTCGATTGCCGTTCCGCCTGTGTTCGAGGCGATGGCCACGTACAGTTTGCCGCCGTCCGCTTCGAGCGTGATGAAACTACCGTTCCCCAGGTTGCCGAAGTAATCGGACAGGTTGAACGCCTGCGCGTTTTGCGTGACGATGACCGCAGCTTGCGAGGCGAGCCCGCTCGAGTTGCGGTAGGGCGGAAGTACGTTGTAGGCCTGAAATGCTAGCTTTGCCATGTGGCTATCCTCGTTGTCCCGAGAGTCGCTCGGTGTAGGTGGGCTGACTTCCGGGCAGCTTGAGCGGACCGGACGATTGCGGCTTGGGCTGCGGCGGCTCGGGCTTCATGAGCTGCTCCATGCGCGACGCGAACCCACGGTCGAGCGACGGCTGCAGCTTCCCTTCGAACCCAAACAGGTTGTCGAGCTGAGTCAGGATGCTGTCCGGAACGGCGCCGCGCTGCTTCTCATCGAGCCGCGTCTGAAACACGTCCATGAGGCCGGCCTGCGCGGCTTCCTTGAGCGCGGGGTACTGGCGCCAGGCATACTGGACCTTGTCGTAATCGATGGTCCCGCCCGCGAAGTCCGAGAAGACGGACATGGGGTCCGTTGTCGCCTCGTACATCGAGTTGGCCAGCTTCACCTGCTGACTGCTGAGCGTCTCGTACGCCTTGCCGCGGATGTTCGGCTCAGGCTTGGGCATGTCGAGCTGGAGCTGCGCCATTTTGGCCGACATGTCCGAGCTTGCGGCGATGAGGAAAGGCGCCGAGAAGTCGCCGACCTTGTCCAGCAGGTCCATGTGCGCCTGTGGGTCCGGCTCGTTTACGGCCTTGTTGACCTTGTCGAGCTGCTCACGGTAGCGGCGCTGCTCATCTTCTGGAGCAAGAGGAGCGGCGCGCTTCGGAGGCTTGCTGTCGCCCTTTGCCTGGCCGCCGGATGCAGTTGATGCCGCGATTTCAACGGTCGGGATGACGTGCTCGAGTGCGCTGGAGACGGTATCCGTGACCAGGTTGTTGGCGATCGTGGCGATGGTGCTGGCGGCCCGTTGCTTGACGACGTTGTGCGCCACCTTCGTGAGCAGGCCGGCAGCGAGCGCTTGCGGGGCGCCCAGCCCTTTTGCGACCTGAGAAAGGCCAGAGATGGCGCCGAGAGCCGAGCCGGCCACGTCCTGCGATGGCGCGCTTGCCGACTTCTGGATGAGGTCGACCATGTCGGCGAAGTTCTGCGCTTGCTTGGACAGCTGCTGAAAGGCTGCCGGGTCCTCTCCAAGCGCGGTCAGGGCGCGCGCAGCGGCCTGGTCAGCGGACGGAATGCCGCCCTGTGCCACCTGCTGCTCGAGCGACGCCAGAACCTCGGGGTTGGCCTGGAGCTTCTGGACGAGCGTCTCTTTGGCCGCCTGGAGCGCCTCGGCCGTCTCCGTTGCCGCCTGCCGGATGCCGTCCTGAATGCCCTCGGGCGTCCGGAGCGCACGCATCAGCGGCTTGCCCTCAAGCGGGCCGGACTGGAAACGGTAGCTCGAAAGCTCGCCTGCCAGGTCGGCTGCTTTGGAGTCGAGCGCACCGGACTCATCGACCAGCCCGCCGATCGCTTTCCGGCTGATGCCGGCCGCCTGCAGGTTCGCATCGTCCTGGAGCTCGCGCGCGGCGGCCTTGAGCGCCTTGGACTTGATGAGACCCTGGAGCCCCTCGCCGATGCCCGCTGCGCCGGCACCCAGCGCTCCGCCGACGAGCGCAGAGGACACCACGTCCCGGAGCGCCGCGTTGTTCTCGTAGGCCGCCTGAGCACCCGTGGCGGCTCCCTCCATGCCGCCCATCGCCACCATCCCGGCGACGCCCGCCTTGGCCGCGCCAGCGATGCCGCCGAGAGCGGCCGGGGCCACCATACCCGCCGTGTGGCTGATGGCGGAAAGGGTCGGCCAGGCCTTCTGCTGCTCGTCAACGTCTCGAGCAACGCGCTCGGCCGTGGTCAGACCTGCTTTGCCGCCGCCGCCGAACAGGTACGAGGCGGCCTCGATCGCCGCGTCACCGCTGGACGCCTGGCCCAGCCCGCGCCCGAAGTCCTCTAGGCCCTTGGAGTCGAATGCCGCACCGGCGCCCTCTGCCGCCAAGCCGACCAGTGCGCCCGGGGCCAGGATGGCATCCAGGACACCGCGGCCGAACTGGGCACCGACCGTGGCCAGCTTGCCGTGCTCAGACTCCAGCTGCCCTTGCTCGGCGCGAATGCGCGCCGTCTCGGCATCGCGCATGGCCGTTTCTTGGGCCAGGGTCATCTGGCCTACGACGTCCCCTTGCGCAGCGCGCGCCTGTGCCTGCTCGGAGTTGACGCGCGTGAGCAACTGCTGCGCCCCGGAGCTGGGGTTCAGCTTTGCCATCTGTTCGGAGAGGGCCGTTTGAGTCACTTCTTTGCGCCCTCCAAAATTGCGCGCTTCTTGGCCTCAAGCTGCTCTGCGTATTGCTCGTACGCTGCCTGACGTTGCTTGGGGTCCATCGCGGTCAAGCCGCCAATGGCGCGATCCATAGAGTCCTTTGTGGCCGCGTCGCCTTCTGTCGCGCGAGCCACTACCGGGCCGATAGCGTTAGCGGTTGCACCGAGACGCTGGCTGCTTTCGCTGCCAAGCGTGCCGGTGGTGAAAATCATCGGATTGCCATACTTCTGGTCATGCTCGCGCATGCGTGAGAGACCAGCGAGCGCAGAGTCAAGCTCAGCCACGCTCTTGGTCTGCGCCTCACTGAGTCCCTTGTACTGGCCCTGACCCGCGCCGTCCTCGCTGAGCTTCTTGATGGTGCCGGCCGTGCTCGCAACAGTGCCCTCCGTGCCAGCAGTCGTGCCGGCGATACCAAGCGCCTTGCTCGGAGCGACCGCGCGCACGCCGCCAGCTGTGCCCGCCTGGGGATACACAATCTGCGCCTGAGTCGCCTTCGTCGCGGTTCCGAGCGCATCGCGTCGGTACTTCTCGGCCTCGTCGAAGTTCTGCTGGTCGAAGCGCCCCAGCAGCTGGTCGTACTTGGCATTGATGGCCTCGTCATTGCTGGAGCCGCGAGCTAGAGCGATCTGGTTCTTGGCCCACTCGCGCTGAATGCTCGCCAGTGTACCCTTAGCCTGGTCGAGCGACATGCCGCGCCGCGTGAGGTCCGCCAGCGCGTTGTCGGCCTTGTCCTTCTTCGTGTGAAGGTCGACCTCTTGCGCGTGAATGTCCTGGTTCACCGCGTTATCGATGATTTGCTGGGCGTAGTTCTGCGTGTGACCAATAGTCGCTGCCCACGCGCCGCCCGCCGCAGCGATGGCGTTCTTGAACTTCTTCAGCGCGCCGAGACCGCCGCTGTAGATGCGCTCTGGGTCAATCTTGGTGGACGTGTAGTCCTTCAGCGCCTGGTCGCGAATTGCCTGCTGCTGGTCGACCTGGCCCTGGATGTGATTGGCAAGCTTCTGTTGCTCATCGAGCTGTGCCGTCTGAGCAACGAACTGTTGCTGCGCGACGTCACGCCCGGCGGTCTCAGCTTTCAGGTCCGCCGCACGCTGGTCCTCGATGCCACCGCGCTCGACATCCTGCGCCAGCGCCTTGTTTGCCTCGTACTCCGGGTCGCGCTCGAATCCGCCGGCCACGCTTTGGCTCTGCGCAGTCGGCAAAACCGTGCCCTGGCCAGCCTTCTTTTCCAGGTCCGCCTTGCTGGTGCCCTTCGTTCCAGCCACGTGCTCATAGAGGCGCCCGTCGGGGCCCTGCTCGTAGCCGGTGTTGATGCCATTGACCGTGAGGGGGCGCTGCTGGGGGGGCGCGGCTTGGGGAGCCGAAGCCGGCAACGGGCCCGGCTGGGCGCCTGGAGGCACGCCGGTCAAGTCCGCCGCGGCCTGCTTCGGGTCGAACCCACCGCCCGGCCCCGCCGTCGTGTTGACCGAGTCGGACGCATCAATGCGCTTCTTCAGGTTCTCCGCTTCTGGCCCACCGAACGTGAGTGGACCACTGGGCGTGATGAAATTGTACGCGCCCGGAATCTCCGGGTGCGGTTCATAGCCAGTGATGAGTCCGTAGGCCATCAGAGCATCGCCAACAAGGTCATGCCGGCTTGTGCCGCAGCTGCCTTGTTCTGATCGTCGCGCTGTTGTTGCGACAGGTTGTAGCCATGCTGAGCGGCCCAGGCGCGCAGCTGGTTGTCCTCGAACGTCTTACCCTGGTCTGCCTCCGTGCCGCGAATCTGGTTGCCGACGTTTTGGGCGCCAACGGCGGTGTCGTAGCTCTTGAGTTGATTGCCGTACCCCTGCTGTTGGATGCCGGCGCCTTGCCCCCATGCCTGCTGCCCGTAGCCGACCATGTTGTTGACCATGGCGTCGTTCTGGCCCTGACTCTGGAGGATTTGGCCGTTTGCGTTGAGCATGTTGCTCGCCTGTCGCTGTCGCCACGCGGCGTCCTCCTGAGCACGCAACCCGGCCGCGTTGTTCGCGCCCGCCGCCTGAATGCCAGCCAGGTTGCCCTGCGCCTGATTCATCGCGGCGCCGTTGCCGCCGAAGCCGCGACCCGAGCGCGCCAATGCGATCTGGCTCGATAGCGCTTGATTGGTACCGTTCTGTAGCTGTGCTTGCGCTGCGCTTGGTCCCTGGCTCTGCTCGAGATTCCCGATCAGGTTCGCGTTGGCTAGACCGGTCTGGCGATTGTCGAAATACGCAGCGTCGTTCGTGCGCTGGTTCAGCAGGTTGTTGCCCTGGTTCGCCACATCGTTGCCGGCTTGGCCCGCCCAGCCACCAACCATGGTCGCTTGGTCACCGGTGACCCACGCCTTGTTGACGGCATCGTTCGCGCCGTTCGGGGTGCGCCCGTACATGTAGTTGCGCTGGTCGATGCCACCCTGCTGAAAGTCGTACAGCTCGTTCCCATAGTTCGGGTTGTCGGTGGCAGCGTGGTTCGGGTCGTAGCTCTTCTCCCAACTCGTCCCGGCATTGGTTTGGTAAATCGGGCGGGTGGTGTAGTCGCTCCCGTACAGGTTGTCAGGGTCGCCGTTTCCGCTGCCGACATTGAGCGGGTCCCAGCCGCCCTCGGTGATCTTTCCTTGACTCATTAGCCCTGCTCCGTTTCCCCAACGCGGCGCGCGCCGCCGATGGTCTCAAGTTCCAGAGTCGCTCCAGCAAACTTCCAGCCGGCCACCGTCGTGGTGAGCCGCAGCTGTGCAGCGGTGCCCACGTCGTACTGCGGCACGTGGCGCTTGTAGGCCGGCGACGCGAACGTGCTCATGTTGAACGACGCTCCCGCATCCGTCTGAGTATCGACGGTCAGCAGCAGCTTGCACGTGCCGCTCAGATAGTTCGGCGCGCGATCGAAAAGCCCCACGACGCCGGAGAACTTGCCGTACCCGGCGACGCCGAACGGGCGAAGGTCGACCCAGACGATATCGGATGCGATGTCCGCATTCAGGCTGCCCGCGTCGTCTACCGTGTCGTTCGCCTGCTCCAGGTAGAACATCAGCGAGTCGCCACCTGGCCCCGTGCTGCGGTCCTGGAGAGCCAACACGGCGCCGTTGTCCGTGTCGCAAATGGCCGTCACTGCAGCCGGGTATTCGTCGAAGCTCCAGGCGCGCGTGTCGAGGTCGAACACCAGCACGTAGACGCTGCCCAAGCAGAACCGGACCGTCTTGGTGTTGGTGGTCGTCACCACGCACGCCGACACAACGCCGCCCGAGCCGAGCTGCCCCGGCAAATCCATGACGCCCTCGCCGATGAATTGCGGCTCGCCGCCGCCCCGTGGCATCAGCTCAATGCCACGCGACGACTCGAAGAAGATGCCGATGGACGTCTCGACGATGCCGAATTCGTTGATTGCGCCAGTGGAGCTCGTGATGCAGCGCGGGCTGTCCCACGCGCCCTGCCCCTGGTCGCTCGGGCCGCTGCCCTGGATGGCGTAGATGGCCGAGCGGCAGAAGGCGAATACGATGCCGTCCTGAACAGCAACGCCCGTACAAGCATCGGGCAGAACGACGCGATAGGCCGGGTCGTCACTGAATTGCGGCGGCTCGCCAGGCACCAGAATCTTGCTGCTCTGGAGCTGGTTCGTGTCCCACAGGCCGCCGAGCCAGACGCGGTCCTCTGTCGCCCTGACGAATCGGCAGCTGGGCGGATGGTCGTTGGCGAATACGCCGCCGTCCGTGTAGAGCAATTCGCGCCGCGCAAGGGACGCATCGCTCAGGAAGTCATTGATGACGACGCTGGCGTTGGTCGTGAACGGCACGCCTTGGGGCGGCGTTGTCCGCTGGAACGCTTCGCCCATCACGCCGCTGGCAACCGATGCCGTGCGGTACAGGTGAATCACGTTGCGGCTGGGCGTGATGTTGCCCTGCGAGTAGCTCCGGAGCAGGTTGCTCGGGTAGCGCACGGTCACCGCAGTCTGGTTGTTTGCCGCTGCAGTCGTGACCGAGGCAACCGCGCTGGGGGCCGAGCGGTGACGCTGGGCAGCTGAATCGATGCGCTCGACCACGGCGCGGTACTGATACGTGGTTCCACCGAACAGCATGCCGGTGGCCGTGCTGGGCGAAATCGAGCTGATTTGCGGGGCGGAGTAGAACCCGAGATCCGAGCCCATCTGCTGCTGGGTGTCGCTGCCGCTGAACTTGGTCCCCCAGGGATGCTGACTCAGCACCGGGTCGCCCGGGATGATGACGTCCGATCCGAGTCCGCACGGCACGCGCGCCTGCTCGGTCTTGAACATGCACCACTCGGCAATGGCCAAGCCACCGGAGGTCGTGGCGGTCGGCTCGAGACGAACGATGCGGGGAAGCCCGGCTACCCAGTAGAGGCTGCTCGTCTGCACTGGCGTGCCAAGGTGCTGGCGGTACCAGCCGCCGCGCCACGCGCTGCCCGTGGTGGGGTCGTTGACGAACTCCTCAGTGACGAGCGCGGTCTTCGGGTCAACCAGGTAGTTCGAGGAGAAGTAGCTCACCCCGGCCCGATCCATCTGGTAGTCCACCAGCACGTTTCGAACGGACGGGATGCTCGTGCCGACGCTGCGGCGACACCACACCATCCCGTTGTTGAACGGCATCGTGACGGGCAGAAGGCCGTAGGCGTCGCGCGACGAGTCGCCGCTGATCTTCGCGCCGGCAGAAGTCAGCGTAAAAGCCCGCATAAACGTGCCGAAATCCTCGGGGCCCTGCGAAAACGCGACGACGCAAAACGCGGTGCCATCACCGGCAACATGCGAACCGAACAGGGGCGGCGTGAGTACGCCTGCCGTGCCGTCCGTCATCATCGAGATGGTTCCGCCGCTGGTCAGCGTGAGCGACGTGTCATAAACGCGCGCGCTTGAGTCAGAGGTCACGGTGCCATCGCGCCACCCGACGTACAGGTAAGTCGAGTTCGCGTAGCAGCTGGCCGGGCACGTTGTCCCAGTCACGGCAAACGTGGTGCTAGTCGTAGTCGCGGTGCCGGCCATCTTCTTGACCGTCACTGTTCCGAGAGCTGAGCTTTGGTACGCGAGCGCCCAGCCGATACCGGGCCAGTTGCAGGCAGCCCACCTGGTGGAGGTGTTCCCCAGCGTACCGACGGACGTGTACGAGCCGACGCTGATGCCGCTCGCGGCCAGTGTGATGACCGTCGCCTGGAGGTCCGTTCCGTCTTGGTAGACGACAACGAAGCGATTCGCCGCCGAGCTGTCCACCACCACGAAGCCGCCGAGCGCATTGCCTACGGCCACCCGGGTAAGCGAGCCGACGACGGTGCCGCCCTCGGTGAACACCTGAAAGAACAGGCCGTTGTCTTCCGGGTCCACGCCGCCACCCTCGGCAATGCTGTACAAAACGCCGATGTATCCGCCGGTGCAGGCCTGGGAGAGCGGCCAAGGCGTGGACAGGTTGCTGTCCGCTTGGAGCAGCTCTTCACGCGCGATCGAAGTCAGGCGCTTGTAGGGGAGCGCGTTCGCGTAGCTGCCAGCAACGTGCGCGTGAGACTTGCCGAAGTCGTACCGGAAGCCGAAGCCCCCCCAGCCGAACAGGAATCCACCGGGCACCCGCGCCAGATAGTCCGGCCCGTTGCCGGTCATGATGGTCGAGTACGGCATCAGCGCTTCCGAGCTCGAATCGAGCGCCGTGGTGCCGGGCCGCGCCTCCACTTCGCCCTGAATCGGGAAGCGCACGTTCTTGGCGTACGAAAGCGTCCCGGGCGGAGCGACGCGGCTCGACAAGTCCTGACGCATGCCAGGGATGACCGGAACCTCCATGGTCTTGGTCTGCGCCATCAGGTGCCCCACCAGGCAGAGCCGTCGTTGATGAAAATGCGCAGGCCAGCCGCTGCCTGCGATGCGCCCGTCGCCGATGCGTTCAGGGATGACTCAACCGAGCGGGTTCGCATCGTGCCGGTAGCCGCCGTCTTGGCCACGTAGAGCGGAACATTCACGTTTTCAGGGCGAATGGGCGGCAGCACAGCAATGCCGTCGTAGGGCGGGCGAACGCGGTTCAGCACACCAAAGCTCAGCGCCACGATGCTGCCACTCGGCATCGACACCGGCGGCGCCGACTCGATGTCACGCTCCAGCGCCAAAGCCATCAGCTCGCGTGCTGCATTGAGCAGACGCTGTGCCTCAGGGTCGGCGGCGGAGGTGGGGAAGAAGGGGCGCTTGTTCATCCGGAAATGCGCATCTCCCGATGGTTAAAAACGACGGTGTCCCCGCTGCTGCCTAGCTGTACCGTGATGAGCACGTACCAATCCGAGCCGTCGTTGGTCGCGACGCTGTTCTCGTTGTGGCCCATCGCGTGCTGCCCGTTGACCTCGTTGTAGATCGCCAGGTTCGCGCGCTGCGAAGTGGTTCCGAAGCTTGAGCGCAAGTCATAGCGGAACGAGCCGGTGGGACAGCCCGACACGACCGCCGCAGCTAGCACCGTGCCGGTGGCGCCGCCGCTTGCCGTGGTATGCAGGCGAGCGCGAAAGGTCCGAATCCCGGACGCGCCAGAGTAGGTGCCGAAGCAGAGAGCCTCGAGCATCTTGGAGACGTTGAAGGTGTGCGGAAAACGCTTGGCCGGAAAGGCTGCGAACGAGCCGACCACGGTCTCCGTCGTGGTACCGGTGTGCGTCACCTGGTTCTGAGTTCCGAGGTACACGCGCGGCGTGGTCGTATTCTCATCGACCGTCGAATCCACGCCTCCGCCACCGGCCACGATATTGCGCGTGTTCGCGTCAGCGCCGCCAGTATTGAACGTGCACGTATCGCTCTGCCCGTTGCTGTTGCCGCCGAGCCGAATCGCCGCTGTGGTGTTGCGCTTGAAGTCAGCCGTGTCGAAGTTGCACCGCGCACTCGAGTCCAGGCGCGCGCCATAAGCATTGTCCTGGAGCGTCGCGTTCACATGCGCCGAGCTGGCCTCGTAGATGCCGACACCTTGCCCGGCGTTCTTGCAGACCACGCCAGTTGGCACAGCTCCGGTGACCCCGACCTGGAGAAAGCACTCATCCAGCGCGATGAGCCCGTGGCTTCCAGAGCCCAAGCTGTTGGCGTCGAAAACGCCACTCACCACCTCGGCGTTGACGCCGAGCGCAGCATAGAGCGCGTACAGGTTGTTGAACCCGTGGACGTTGGTCAGCTTGACGCGGGACCCGTATTCCACGAGTACGGCCTGACCGGTCGTGAAGTCCTGAAACTTCACGTCGCGGATGTCCACGTTCATGAAGTCCACGAAAGCCCAACCCTGTGCCGTTCCGCCCGTGTAGGCGACTATGGTGGTCGGGACATTGGGGTAACCGCCGACAGTCGCGCCCTTCAGGATGATCGGATTCCGGCTGCGGATACCGCGATTCGTGGTGCCGTAATCGGTGACGGTGGTGTTGTAGGTGCCGGCGGCAAACTGGACCGTCCAAGTCCCCTCCAGCGTCGGGCCGTAGTTCTTCAGCGCATCGATCGCGTTCTGGAACCCGCGCATCGGTTGCGCCGAAGAGAGCCCGTCGTTCGCGGCGCTACCCGTGGCGGCGACATAGAGCGTATTCGAGCTGCTGGACTTGGGCTCGACGTAGAACACATCGGCGCCGCGCTGGATTGCGCCGGGACCGCGGTGCCTCACGCTGTGCAGGCTCGCAATGCTGGCGGCACTGGTGAACGTACCAGCTGGCCAATAGAGGTCCGCTCCGACCGCTGAGGCTGCGGCGATGGCAGCAGCAATGGCGACGTCGTTGTCCACTCCGGAAGCGGTCGTAAGCGCTCCGAAGCCGGTCACATCGAGCACGGACGGCGCCGAGTCGATGATGTCGCGCATGGCGTTGCCGACACGCAAGGCCGTGTTGAGGCGCTTGCCCGTCTCGTTTGCGATCTGAGCGGCCTCGGCCTGGAGCTGTTCCCTAGTCTTTACGGCCATGGTCACCCAAAGGAGTCGTCAAACGTGTCGTCAAAGGTGCGCCCGTCGTCGCCTTGTCCGGGCAGACCGCGCCGGCGGTAGTGGCCCTTGGCACCCATCGAGTCGCGGCCCACCACGGCGCCGCCCGCACCGGTCACGCGCGTGGAGTTGCGCAGGATGTCAGCCCAGATTTCGGCCTTGTACGTGACGGCCATCTGGTACGCCTCGGGGTTCTGGTCGCGCACGATGATGCGGCAGACCACGTCCCACGTAACGAAATCTTCCCAGCCGCTCACGCCGTCGAATCGGTCGTTGTCGGCGGCCAGGTCGTTCAGGACCGGCAGGTACCAGACCACGAAGTCATAGGCGCGGTCGGGCGGCGGGAGAATGGCCAGCGTGGTCGTCTGGTACTCGGCCCAAACGCGCGGCTCTCCGATCGAAGCCGGGTGACCGCCACCGTAGACGGTCCGGTCTTCGAAGGTCGTGTGTTCCAGGCGCTTCCATGAGCCGCCCTGGGTCTTCACATCCACGCCGAAGACACGCACGATGCCGGACGCAAGCGCGCCGGCGTTCAGCGAGTAGAACGGGAAGCCCGAGGTGGCGCCGGCCTGCATGGTCCCGGTCGCCACCGTGAGGAAGTGCCGCGCGCCCTCGTTCGAGAGCTTCTCGCGGAACCGCTGGATGCTCTGGTTAGCTAGGCGAGTGAGTAGGGTCGGGCCGTGGCGCTGCGTAAGCCCGGCAATGTCGGCTTGGTTCTGAATGTCCTGCCGCAACTGCGCGAGCGTGACGGTTCGCATCCACGGTGCTCCCTTTCATCCAAACAGCTTCGAAAGCGACGGGCCTTTGCCCTTGGCCATGTCCTCGTGACCCTCGCCTTCCTCTTCCTCGTAGCCGCCCTCTTCCTCCGTCTCCATGCAGGCCATGACGGCCTCTTTGAAGGCGGCGATCCGCTCCGGGTCGGAGGTCCCCAGAGCGGTTTTGGCGAAAGCTTCGAAGTCGTTCGGCATCAGAAATTCACCAGGCCATCGCTGTTCGGGGCCGCGAAGAACGAGAGCGCGATCGTGCTGCCGGTGGGCAGGAAGCCCTGGCCGGAAGCCGTGGTGATGAGGCCCGTGCCGTTGTTGAACACGCGCCGGAGCTCGAGCTGGGCAGAGCCGCTCGGGCCGCTGATGTTGTTCACCGCGGCATGGAAGGCGAAGCCGCTCGAGCTGTAGACCTGCGCGTTGATGTCCACGCTCTTGGTCGGCGGGAACCGGATATCGTAGACGCCGGTGGCGAGCAGCGTGGCGGAGACGTCCGGGACGCCTCCGCTTGCGATGCCCGTCGCCGGCACGAGGCCGGTGGATGCCCCGGACTGAAAGGCCATGAACGCCGGGGTACGAGTACCGATGACGCCCGACCCGATAGCCCGGAGTGAATGCACGCCGAACGCCGCGTTTTGCCCCTTCGGGAAGAACGCATTGAACGGACCTTGGTATTTTTCTCCAAAGCTGGGCATGTGACCTCAGGTCAGGGGCACGCGGCCGCTGTTCTTGGGGGCGCGGTTGTAGAGCAGCGGGTACGAGATGAGACGCGCCTCGTAGTTCGTGCTGTTGTAGACGCGCAGGATTTCCATCCCGTCGCCGTTCTGGAAGTGGAGCAGTTCGCCCATGCAGCTGATGCCCCAATCCTCCATGCGCAGCGCGAAGAACGTGCCCTTGGGGCAGTGGCGGTCGCAGTAGATCGGAATGCGGCCGGCACCGGTGGCGATGTCGATCTTCATGAAACCGAACTTCGTGCTGTCGTCCTCGAGAGGGCGCACGCCGCGGGCGGACATGAGCGTCTCGAGCACCTGGAAGTCCTCGGGGTTCATCCAGCCGGCCGTGGGCGCCTTGGCCTTGAAGCGACCCGTCATCTGCGAAAGCAGAATCTTGATGCGCTCTTCGTACGTCTTGCCGGCGACCGTTCCGGACGCCACGCGGCAGCCGGCGTAGCGCTGCGGGTCCGTCGCGCGCTGGGCGGCAGTGATGCCCCACAGAGCGGGCGGCGCGTCGCTGGCCGTCAAGAACGCCTGAACGCCCTTGATGACCGTGACGCTTTGGTCGCCGAAGAAGTCGCCCTCACGGAACAGGTAGTCGTTGTCCGCGAAGCTCGTGATGTTGCCCCACGTGGTGGCCGTCACAACGCCGGTCGAGCGGTTCACGCCCGTGACCGTCGCCGCCGTGCCACCGCGCTGAGTATCGGTCGAGGTAGAACCATCGGCCAAAGAGGCCTTCAGGTTCATGCCGACTTCGAAGTTCTGCGCGTCAATGTCCGAAACGAGCGTGACGTCGTTGCCGCTCAGCGTCGCGCGGCGCCCGATGGCCTGGCCACCGTTGCCCCACAGGTACACGGACATGTTTTCGCCGGCCTGCTCGAACAAGCCATCGAGCTCGATCTCCTTGTTGGCCAGGAACGCGCCCTTGTTGGTGCGCGACGCCATGATGAGCTTGTCGCCGATGTACGTGACGCCGTAGTACTCGCCGGCCTGGATTTGCCACTTGTACGAAGTGGTGTTGCCGCTGGTGAGGCCCGCATTGGTCTGCGCCGTGGTGAAGCCACCGGACAGGCCCTGAGGGAGAGCGGTGAAGATGGGAACCGGCATCACGTCGCCGACCATCTCGGTGTCACCCGAGTTCTGGAGCTTCGCGAGCAGCGGATTTTCCGGATAAACGAGCTTCTCGACGATGCTCGAATCCATGTAGCGCTCCTTCATGAGCGCATCGAAGGTGGAAAGGGTTGAACCAGCGAACGCTACGCCGGGGTCGGCATAGAGCGTTTCCGCCTGTCCGAAATCGTTGAGTACTGCTTTGAACATCGAACGCTTCCTGTTTCGCGGCGAACAGCCGTTTGGCTATCGGTCTCGCGGGTAGGAAGCTGCCCGGGCAGCACTCGTGATTAGGCGCACGGACGCCGTTTCAGTCCGTATTCTGCTCCGAAGGCTCTGCCAATGCAATAGCAGCGGTGCCAATATCTTGGCAGGCGGCCTCAGCGAGCTTCTCGGACCGGTGCTCCCGCCAGTCCTCCTCGGTCATCTGAGGCGGGGTCATGTGCTCGACCTCAATGCCGGCCTTTTCCAGAAGCGGCGCCATGTCTTTCAAGATGGTTTTCACCCCCTTGGCCATGGCCTCTTGCCCCGTGTTGCGAGCTACCCACGGGCGGTTGAACACGAGGACCTTGTCGACCTTGAACGTCGGGTCTTCCTTGAGTGCTCGGCGCAGAACGCGCGCGGCCTGCGTGCCCTCAAGCACCCAGTTTTCCCTGTTTTTCAGGTCCTTCAGCACCACATCCGGCAGCGTTCCCCAGTTGGCGCGCCGCATGTAGTTGTCCGTCGAAACCAGGCCGGATTCGTCCTCAGTGCGCTTGCCGGTGCTGGCCAGGTGCGCCCCGAGTTGGCGCGCGAGCTTCGTGGCGTACGTGGTCTTACCGGTGCGCGGACCGCCGATGACCACGATGCGCATCAGTCCTCGGCTTCCGCCAGTCGCTTGGCGCGGTACGAGGCCCACTCTTGCTGGGACATCTCGCCCGGTCGCTTCGGTGCGCCCTCACCGCCCGAGCTCGGTCCGGTAACGGCCGTCTTGGGCGCCGGCTTCTTGCCGTTGTTCTTCTGCGCACTCGCCGGAGCCGCGCCGCCAACCTCGAACGCCTTCTTGCCGCGTTCGTAGATGATGCGCAGCTCGCTCTCCAGGTCCTGCTTCGCGCCGCGCATGGCCTTCTTGATGGCCACTTCGACCGGGACCGTCTGCTGCAGCTCCGGGTCCCAGTTCTCTTTCTGAATCTGGAATACCGCCTGCAAAAACAGCGGATCGTCGCCGAACGCGGCTACCACCGGGTTCTTGCTCGCTTTGCACTGAGTCGACAGGTTGTCCATGTACTTGTTCATGGCCTCCTGCTTCGTCTGGCTCTCGGCGCGTTGCTTGGCCTCTTCCTCGGCCTTCTTCTTCTCGGCCTTCTGCGCCTCAAGCTCCTGCTGCAGCTTGCGCAGCTCGGCGTAGTTCGGGTCCGCTGTGCGCTTGAGGAAGTTGTGCTGAAGGTCGTTCCAGTCCTTGAAGCCAGCCTTCTCAGCGAACCCATGCGGATCGCCAGCCTCGAGCAGCGCAATCAGCGCCTGACCACGCTCGGCGGCCGCCCTTTCCTCAGGCGTGAGCGACTTGGTCTTTTCCCACTCGGCGCGCTCAGCTTCGAGACGCTGCTTCTCGCGTGCCTTGGCCCGTCGCCATTCGGCGCGCTCCTCGATGGTGACGCCAGCATCGTCCAGCTTGAGGCCGAGCTCATCCGCCAGGGCCTTCAGCTGTGCCCGTTTGGCCTCCTTCGGGTCGACTGCCTTGGCCGGCTTCGCAGGCTCGCCCGCTGGCTGCTCGGGCGACTCGTCCGCGTCGTCAGTGACCGTGCTTTCCACGGCCGCCCAGCGCTCAGCGAATGGCTTCTGCGCGGGCGGCACGGGCGGGGGCTGGTCTGCGGGCGGTAGCTGTACGGCTGCGGCTTCGTCGGGCATTCATTCTCTCATGCGGCTGCCATCGGGGCGGCCGGTGGCGGCGCCATCCCAGGCGGCAACATGCCCGGGTGCGGCGGGGGTAGTGCCCCGGGCGGCAACGGTCCGCCTGGGGGAAGTCCGGGCGGTCCCATTGCAGCGCCCGGAACGGCTGGGGGCGCGGGCGGATTGAGTAGCCCGTCCATCTCTTTGATCCAACGGATCAGGAGGTCCATGTTGAACTGCGCCTTGGCCTTCTCTTCCTTGGGCAGCGTCAACTGGTCGGTGCGCGCCTTGAACAGGGCGCTCGAGAAGCGAAGGAGCGCGGCCGGCTTGTTCGGCAGGTAGCCTTCGGGCGCCTGGTACGACATGGCGTCCCAAGTGTCGGGGTCCGCGTCCAGGTACGTATCAATGAGCGCGTCCACGTACTCTTGGGCGCTCGTCTCCAGATTGAGCTCGTTGTCCAGGTCGGGCCAGCCGATGAGCGTCTTGGCCGTCTCCTGGGAAATCATGCCCTGCTGGTACAGCTCGGACACCATCTGCTGGCGACCGGCCGGG